CTTTATGCTTTGTTTCTCTTGACAGAGGCTGCAAGATCCATTACCATGCAGATGTTGCAGTCACAAACCGCCCACTAGGGCATAACCGCAGTATCTCAGAAAGGAAGTAAAATGAACGATCTAGTTAAACCGGTAAAGATTAAGGCTGAAGTTATGTGGTGCTTCCACAATAAGCCTAACGAGATGTCTGGCAAGTATCAGATGGATTTGTGTAACCTGTCTGAAAACGCTGTCAGCGCACTTGAGAGTCTCGGTTTGGAAGTGCGTAAGCGTGAAGATAAGCCTGAGAAGGGTTTCTTCATCACTGCTAAATCTGCCATGCCTATCAAGGTATTTGATGGCAAAGGCGAAGACCTATCCAATGTTGCTATCGGTAACGGCAGCACTGCGGTAGCAGTTATCAGTGCCTATGACTGGAAGTGGAAGAACAAGACTGGACGCTCCGCTACCATCAAGAAACTGGTGATTGAGGAACTTCAAGCGTATGAAGCGCCTGAAGGTAGTAATCAAGACGATGATATTCTTTAAGGAGAGAAAATGTATATCGTTAAAGTAAATGGTAAGAAACTGACCCTGAAGACTTTCAAAGAAGGATTCAAGTCCTATGAGATGGCTCGTAACGCTGTTCGTCGTTATCTGCGTAGCCTTGGGCTGGATCGCACACTGGGTCGTAACAATGTTGCCATTCTGAAGGTATAACATTGATCGCCCTTATTGACGCTGATTCTATCGCTTATCGTATCGCCTTCGGTTGCAATGATGAACCGGCAAAGCATGCGTTAAGAAAAGCATCAGAGTTTTTAGAGGAACTTGTCTACACCTATGTTGATACCGATGATTGCGAAGGCTATCTTACTGGCAAGACCAATTATCGTCACGACATAGCCAAGACAGTTCCTTATAAGGGCAACAGAGTATTAGAGAAGCCTAAGCATCTTGGGATTATACGAGAGTATATGATCAATGCTTGGGCTTTTTCAGTTCAGGAAGGTCAAGAAGCAGATGATGCTGTCTCCATCAGAGCATACGAACTTGGCGAAGAAGATTACATCATTTGCTCGATTGATAAAGACTTAAACAATGTGCGTGGTTGGCACTACGACTTTGGTAAGAACAAGAGATTTTATGTATCTGAGGAAGAAGCAATCAAGAACTTCTATACTCAACTATTAACTGGGGACAGAACAGATAACATCCCCGGATTGAAAGGCATTGGCCCAAAGAAGGCTGAGAAGATCCTCGATGGTTGTAACACAGAACAAGAGTTGTATAATGCAGTGTTAGAAGCCTATGATGGCAACATTGAGTATTTAACGGAGCAAGGACAACTACTATGGCTGCGAAGAGAAAAAGAGCAACTGTGGCAACCCCCAGTGTTTACTACATAGAGTGGGTAGATGCTGTTGCTGATGTTGGCTGGGAAGCCGCTACAAAGGCTGAGATACACCCATGCTTCACCATTGGGTTTGTCATTGATGAAACTGATGATGCCTTGTGTCTTGCATTGACTTGGTCACATAACCAAACCAATGCTAGGATGCACATACCGAAGGCATGGATTAAAAACAAGAGGAAGATAACAATTGAAAACAAGCAGCGCAAAACAAAAAGGAAGACTTCTGCAGCAGTGGGTCAGAGACTACCTGCTCAAGATGTTCCCGACACTGGAGCCTGATGATGTCAGATCAACAAGCATGGGCGCACAAGGCGAAGACATCCAGTTTAGCCCCACTGCAGCCAAACGAATTGGCATTTCTGTCGAGTGCAAAAGCAGGGATAGAATTGCCGTATACAGCTTCTTTGAGCAAGCGAAAGCAAACACGACTGGAGAAAGAGCGCCTATCGTTGTTATTAAGCAAAATAGAAGCAGCCCCTTGGTAGTCTGTGATGCAGAGTATTTCTTTAACCTTCTAAAGGAAAACAAAGATGATTAACAACTATGAGTTTATTTTTCGTGAAAAAGAAGATGACCTTGCAGGCTTTCCTGCTTCTCGTCACATTCGTTACTGCGCTGACATTCACGCAGATGAGCCTTGGTCTGTTCCGCTAAAAGAGTTTGTATCTTTTCTAGGATCTATTTATGGTTACGACATTCGTGAGAAGATTATTATTAAATCTCTACTTCCTGATTGTTCCGCTAAAAGAGTTTGTATCTTTTCTAGGATCTATTTATGGTTACGACATTCGTGAGAAGATTATTATTAAATCTCTACTTCCTGATGATTTTTTTGAAACTGAAAGCCCAAACCAAGAACTGACTGACAAACTTCAAGAAGAAGAAACCAACTGGGAAATCTTTAAGTGAAAATACTTTTACTTGATATCGAGACAAGCCCCAACTTAGCACACATTTGGGGCCTTCGTGATCAGTATATTAATCCACAACACTTACTAGAGTCTTCCTATGTTCTTTGCTGGGCTGCTAAATGGCTCAATGACAAGGAAGTGTTCTTTGACTCTGTGAAGCAGTCTTCTGCAAAGACTATGTTGCGTAAGATTCATAAACTGATTGATTCAGCAGACGCAGTTGTTCACTACAACGGATCTAAGTTTGACATTCCTACGCTGAACAAAGAGTTTCTGCTTCACTCGCTGCCGCCACCAGCACCATACAAGCAGATTGACTTGCTAAAGTCTGTGCGTCAGCAGTTTCGTTTTCCTAGTAATAAACTAGACTATGTTGCTCAACGATTGGGACTAGGAAAGAAAACTGAGCATGAAGGTTATACGCTGTGGGTCAAGTGTATGAACAAAGACAAAGATGCTTGGGTCAAGATGGAAGAGTACAACAAGCAAGATGTATTGCTGCTAGAGAAAGTATATGCGAAGGTATTGCCTTGGATTAAGAACCACCCTAACCATAACCTGTTTGACGGTCATGGCTGTCCTACTTGTGGTTCTAGTAAACTCCAGAAGCGTGGATTTGCTTATACAACTACTGGCACATATCAACGATACCAATGCACTGATTGCGGTAGTTGGTCTAAGTCAACCAAAGCTGTGAAAGAAAGCGTTAAGATTGTCAACTCTATATGAAAAAATTATTTATTAGTTTTAGCGGAGGAAAGACATCTGCTTTTATGACACACAAGATCCTAACATCTTCGTATAAGGATCAATACGATGAGTTAGTAGTAGTATTTGCTAACACAGGTGAAGAGCATGAGAAGACCTTAGAGTTTGTACACAATTGCGACAAGCACTTAGGTTTTAATACTGTTTGGATTGAATCTGACATTCAAGGAAAAGGAGTCGGCGCTAGGCCAAAGATTGTCACTTATGAAACGGCTAGCCGTAATGGTGAACCTTTTGATGCCTTTTGTGCTAAACACGGCATACCTAATATGATTTCTCCGCAATGCACAGCAAGGCTTAAAACCGATCCCATGCATTACTATGTTCGTAAAGAACTTGGCTGGGGAAAGGACTATGATACCGCTATTGGAATCAGGATAGACGAAACTAGGCGTGTATCTAAATCTGCAGATGTTAACAGGATTGTATACCCGCTTGTTGACTGGTTTCCTACAGACAAGATTGATGTAAACGACTTCTGGGAAGACATGCCATTTACTCTTGACATCAAAGAACACGAAGGAAACTGTAAGTGGTGTTGGAAAAAGTCATTAACCAAACACTTTAAATTGTTAGACGAAAACCCACAATGGTTTGACTTTCCTCAGTTGATGGAAGAAAAATATAGTAAAGTTAGGTTAGACCTACAAGGTAATCCTCAGTATTTCTTTCGTGGTAAAAAGTCAACTATAATGTTAAAAGAAGAGTTTAAACTTTTTAAGGAAAACAACGGTCAGTTGTCTTTCTCATTTAACCCCGATGAAAACAGCGGCTGTTCTGAAAGCTGTGAGGTGTACGGTACAGAGTAATGCAACCAGTTAATCTTTGGAACATCAACTACTTTTTTGATAAGGCTTTTACGATGGATATTAGACGATTGAACGACATCACCCCTGAAGAGTGGACTAAAGCAGGTACTCAGCATCTTGGCGATCTGCTTAGGGAAAAACTGACAGAAGAGAGTGATATTCGTGGTATTTTAAATAAGCGTGAAAAACGCTATGGTGATTACAGCGATGTCTCTGACACCAGTCAGCGCATCAAGAATGTTCTTCGCCAGAATCCTAACTGGGATGAGTTGTATCAGTTTCAGCGTGAAAGCCTTGACATGATCGCTAATAAGATTGCTAGGATTGTCAATGGCGATAAAGACTATGTTGACTCTTGGGTTGACATTTCTGGTTATGCACAACTAGTAGTTGACAGGATCAAAGAAGACTGATGGCGATGGGTTCTAACGCAGTCATTCCTGAACTGCGTAAAGCATATCAAGCACTCTACGCTGGAAACTACGAAAGAGGCTTCCAAATGTTAGAGCATAGGATTCCTAATAAGTATCCTATCGGTAACGGTGATCGCAACTCCTACACAAGGTCAATGATCTGGCATCCCGGTGTACCTGTCAAAGGCAGACACATCGTTGTAGACCACGAAGGCGGTAGAGGTGACATCATCCAGTTCTCTAGGTTTATTCCATTGCTAGAAAACCTTGGAGTTGCCTCTATAACTGTCTTGTGTCTGCGTGAACTGGTTTCATTGGTGCGTAGACTGGGCTATAAGACGCTACAACGGCCTGACGATAGCATTGAAAGGGGTAGTATTAGGATCAAGATGATGAGCCTGCCAGCGCTTCTTTTAGAGCATGGCTTGTTTCCTAAAACTTGGACAGACAAGCACTACAAGTCAGAAGGCTACTTTGCCAATCCCAGCATTACAGAAAAGAATGATAAAATAGGTATTCAATGGTATACAACCAACAACTCTTGGAATCATAAGTACAGGAAGATACCGCATGAACTGGTTGAGAAAGTTGTCAATAAATTCCCTACTGCCGACATTGTTTCTCTGCAAATGGAAAATACTTTCTTGACTAAACACCTAAATTGTGATAGCATGGCAGGTTCCGCTGATGCGATTCAACAGCTAAAAGCGGTTATTGCCATTGACAGCGCAGTATTGCATTTGGCAGGTAGTGTTGGTACTAAAACTTATGGCTTAGTCGGTAACGGTGATAACTTATGTTGGAGATGGTTTCCAAAGCAGCCTAAGACTTCATGGTATGACAGCGTTACTTGTATTTACAATGAACCTTATGACAACTGGGAGACATCTATGACACTTGCACTGGAGGAACTATGCCATTGACTTTAACTGATGTTATGAGTAGACTAAAGCAACTGGACGAAATAACTTTATTGGAGGTGTTGAACATCACAGCAGAAGATCTAGTGGAACGATTTACAGACAAAATTGAAGAAAACTACGAAGAACTAGAAAGAGAACTTAATGACTAAACTAGACAGCTATTCCAGCTTTATCGCTAAGAGCCGCTATGCTCGGTTTCTGAATGACAAAAAGCGTCGTGAACATTGGCCTGAGACTGTTGCACGATACTTTGACTTCCTTGAAGAACAACTCAAGAAGAACAATAATTATGCCTTGACAAAAGAACTTCGTGCTGAACTAGAGCAGGCTGTTCTTAACTTTGAAGTTATGCCTTCCATGCGTGCCTTGATGACTGCTGGCAAGGCTGCAGAGCGTGACAACACTGCTGTTTATAACTGTAGTTATCTTCCTATTGACGATCCTAAAGCCTTTGATGAGGCCATGTACATTCTGCTGTGCGGTACTGGTGTAGGCTTCTCTGTGGAGCAGAAGTATGTTAATCAGTTACCTGAAGTGCCTGATCAGTTGTTTGATAGTGAAACTGTTATCAGCGTACCTGATAGCAAAGAGGGGTGGGCAAAATCTCTTCGTCAACTCATCGCTCTACTATACTCTGGCGAAATTGCAAAGTACGACCTATCTCGCATCAGAGCTGCAGGAACACGACTTAAGACATTTGGTGGAAGGGCATCAGGCCCTGCACCATTGGAAGAACTTTTTAAGTTTTGTATTTCAAAATTCAAGGGGGCCGCTGGTCGTAAACTTACTTCCCTCGAGTGTCACGATATTCTCTGCAAAATCGGGGAAGTTGTTGTTGTGGGTGGTGTCAGACGCTCAGCGATGATTAGTTTGTCTGATCTTGAAGATGACAAGATGCGCCATGCCAAGGCTGGTGCTTGGTGGGAGCAAAATGGTCAGCGTGCTTTGGCGAACAATTCTGCTACTTATCTTGCTAAGCCTGATATTGGGCAATATCTGGATGAGTGGACTTCTCTTTATCATAGCCATTCTGGTGAGCGTGGTATTTTTAGTCGTGCTGCCGCAAAGTCTACGGTAGAGAAGATTGGCAGGAGAAATCCTAATTATGATTTTGGAACCAATCCTTGTTCAGAAATTATTCTGAGGCCCTATCAATTCTGTAATCTTTGTGATGTGGTTGTTCGTCAAGACGACACTTTTGAGGCTTTGTCTCGTAAAGTACGCATTGCAGCAATTATGGGTACTTTTCAAGCCACTCTTACTCACTTCCCTTATCTACGCAAGGTGTGGCAGAAGAATACCGAAGAAGAGCGTCTTCTCGGCGTGTCTTTGACCGGTATTCTTGACAATCAGTGGATGGGCGCTGTTAATGATGACACCCGAGCAAAACTAGAAGCACTTCGTGAGATTACGGTGGATGTAAACAAGGAGTTTGCTGAGGCTGTTGGTATCCCCCAATCAGCCGCTATTACTTGTGTTAAACCTAGTGGCACTGTTTCTCAACTTGTTGACTGTGCTTCCGGTATCCATACTCGTCATAGCCCCTATTACATTCGGCGTGTTCGTGGCGACATGAAAGATCCGTTGACTAGCTTCTTGATTAATGCAGGTATTCCAGCAGAGCCTTGTGTTATGAAGCCTGAAAGCACTGTTGTATTCTCTTTCCCCAAGAAAGCCCCTGATGGCGCTCGTGTGCGAGAGGATCTTACAGCGATTGAACATCTTGACATTTGGCTTATGTATCAGCGCCATTGGTGTCATCATAAGCCTTCTGTGACGATTAGTGTCAAAGAACACGAATGGATGGATGTTGGTGCTTGGGTTTGGAAGAACTTTGATGAGGTATCAGGCGTAAGTTTCCTACCTCACGACGGGGGAAGTTATCGCCAAGCGCCTTATGAAGAGTGTTCTAAAGAAGACTACGAAGCCTTGCTTGCTAAGATGCCTAAAGATATTAAGTGGGATGATCTTGTAGAGCAAGAGGACAATGTCGAAGGCGCTCAAATGCTGGCGTGTACTTCTGGAAGCTGTGAAATCTAAGGAAACTATATGCAAATAACTCTGAGTTTGATTGGTGGATGTATGTGCGGTTTTGAGTATGTCTACGATGACGACTCAGAGTTAAACCATGTAGTTGTAGACTTGTTTATAGTGAGGCTAATGTTTACTTGGGAAAAGAGTTAGTCTTCCAAGAATAAAGCCACCTCTGCCTGTCTACGCTTTACTAGTCCCGGCAGCACTTTACCACCAGCCTTGGTGTACATCATAAAACCTTCAGCAATCTTCTCTGGGTCTTCATTACGAAGTATACGCTGCCTCAGAGTTGATCGCTGAAACCCACCTAAGCCGATGTTGTAAGATAGGCATACACAAGCATCAAATAAGCCTTGGTTGCCTGCTAAGTTCGGTGCAAGTTTAAGAACACCACGCTCAAAAGAGCCTAGTAACTTCTTAAACCTTTTCTTCAGTTCTTCCTTGTCCCATACTCTGTTATCTTCTGGCTTAAGCGGATACTCTTTCCTAATTAAGCCTGTGTAGCCTTCTTTTCGCACCATTGGCAGGCGGATCTGATCTTGGTATAAGACTTCACCCCAGCCAACAGTCCAGATATGAGCAGGACAAAGATATGGCTTGTTTCTGTAACCTTCAAACTGGTGCATCACATGGATGCCTTTGTCAGAAGTCTGCACTACTTCTTACCCCACTGACGGCTTCCAAACCAGAAAGAAATGATTCCACTGAGCAATGCCATTTCATCTTCAGAGAAGATAACATCGCTTGCTCTAACCATGTCTTCTACAGACTTTACTTCACCAGAGAACATGAACCAACTAGCCAATGCAATGTTGATCAGTACCAACTCAACAACGAAGATAAAGGTAACTGCTGGACGAACAATGCCGTTCAAGTCAACTACCCATGTAGACGCACGAGCCATAATAGCTTTGTCATGCTCTAATGCAGCACCTTGACGCTCTGCATCGGTCTGCATTGCAATCTGCTCAGTTTTAATCTCTTCAATCTTAGCCTGAGCAATAAAGCCTTCCTTCGCTAGTTGCAACTCACGCTCAGTCTGCATCTGAGCCAGTTTAAGTTCATGGGCTTTGTCAGCCTTGTCTTGAAAATACTCTAGTACCTTAGGCAGACCAGAGGCGAAGAAACCAATTGCTGATGAGATAAGTGATAACATTACATTGCCTCCGACATTGCTCTAATAGTTCCGTTAATCCACAAGATAGCCGTGATGATCGCAGCCAGTAAGAAACAGTAGACTTTTAACATGAATAACTTCTTCCTGTCGTGTCCATCTTCGTTGTAAATCTTTTCCCAATCTTTCTTCATACGCTCTTCTATGCTGTTAATTTCTTACTGGCCTCGAAGGGCTTGATCAATAATGTCTTGAGTCATCCTTGGCCCTGTTTGTACAGGGGTTCTCTTACCTCTTTCAGCAAATCCAAAAGCAGTTTCATAAGTGTTTTGAACAGCAGTAATATACTCACTGTCAATAACACCACTCTTATTCAATTCAGAAATAAGTTTTGCAGTGGCTGCTCCACCTAACTTATCAGCTTTAGTAAGACCAATTAAAGCATTTTGTGCTTTAGGATTAGTAAGCGACTTAGCAATAAGTTTTGGTGTAAGAATAAGACCGCCACCAGCAGCAATAAGATTAGACAAACTACCAGACACTCTGTCTTGTGCTTCTTGTGGAAGAGCAAGATATCCGCCGATACCCACTAAACCAGTTCCAGCAGCGCCTGCACCCGCTCTAAACGCTTGTCCTCGTAGTGTTGTTGATCCTGCTTCTTGACCAGAGATACGAGCAGCGTCTGACATAGTTTCTAAAAACTTACGCTCAGTAGGATTAGAGAATAATTTACTAAAACTTTTCTTAAACTCAGGGTCTGCAATAAGTTTGTTACTAAACTTAGCCATCTTATCTGGTGTAGACATCATAGACTGTACAAAACCAGCCTTTACATCTTCAATGATTTGATTTGCATTAGCGTTAGGATAGTATTTTTGAACTTGAGCAAGACCTTTGTAAAAGTCTCTGAATGCAGAAGGAGAAGACACATCAAAAATGTAAGCACCAACATCCTCAGGCTTCTTAGTCATTACAGCAGTCAAAGTATCGCTATAAAGACCATCCATTGCATCTTTATACGCTGTTTGCGTTGCTTTATACTGCTGAGCAAGTTGTGGATTAAGTTTAGTAGCAGCAGAATCCATTGATTTAGTAACACCATCAATAGCATCAGAGATGATCTGTATTGCTTGTGTTGGTTTTTGATCAGCCCCTTCCAACTTACGCTTAAGAGCAAGCAAGTCTGATCTTGTCTGCTGCGCTTGAGCAAATGTCTGGTTAGGATTTATACTTTGTATTCTTTTAAGAGTATTAGAAACTTCAGCATCTAAAGCAGTACCAGTTGTGTATCGTTGTGCAATGCTTGCGGCTTGTGCTTTTGCTTTGTTAGTAGCAGAAGACAAATCAACAGAGAAGTTTCCGCCTTGTGGGAGAACCTGTGAATAAAAGTTATCAAATGCCTTAGACACATCATCACGAGCAGAAGTAATTGCTGCTTGGATGTTATCACCAACAGCGAGTGCTGTAGGATCGCCTTGCGCTACTGCTTGCTGAAAGCGTGGAGAAGTTGAAAGATTATCTAAGTAATCTTTTTTGCCTTTCTCAAGAGCAGCTTTGTTTAGGTTGTCCAATCGTTTAAAATCAGCACTAGCAAAAGGAACTTCACGAACAGCGGTTTCAAGAGTTTGAGAAATACCGCCTTCTGTTAGTTGTCCTTTTGTTAAAGAACCGCCACGCTGAGATAAGAATTCTTGCGCCGCCTTATTAGCGTCCGGAATTGTGTCTTTACTAAAGCCAAGAACATCTTTACCAAATTTAATAGTTTTACCGGCAGCGGAGAACACCAGATTACCTGCAGCATCCCACACAGCATTTTCTACTAGATTTTTACCTAGTTCAGCAGGATCTAAATCTCTTTCAAGCGCTTGCTCAGCAATTGTTCCTCCAGCAGTTCCAACCGTAGACCCAAACAACGAAGCAATGTAAGGCTGAATTGCTGCTGGAAACCTCAGCCATCCTAGTTTGAGGAAGCTGTGTAGAAATAGCACCAACAATACCACCAGCAGCAGGTAGGATTGAAGTATCTGAGGGTCTTGGAGCAGCCTTTACCTGTGCTTTTTGTTCTTCAGTAAGAACAGTTCCGGGGATCTGTGCTGCTTGCGGAGACAACTGTCCTGACAGTGCGGCATCAATATCTGCTTGAGTTACAGCCATTGTTTATCTCCGTGGCAAGAATGGTTTTAGTTCAGCAAGTTTTTTCTTGCCTTCTTCTGTCTTACGCAGTTCCTCAACTCTCTGAGGTGTCAGTGCATTAGCTTCCGCAACAAGACCGTAGACATTTCCAGTTTCAAGGTTAAAATCAAAACCTTTTGTACTGTCGTTATTGCTTTTCTTGTACTGTGCTGCCTTGGTGTACACATTTTGAATAACTTGAAGATCTTGTTTAGCAAGAGCAAGAAGACGCTTAATTGTTTCAGGCTCATTAAGCAACTGAGGCTGAGTCTTTTGCAATGCTTCCAATTCTTTAACAGCCAACGCACCGGGGAATTGTTTAACAAGAGGAATAACCAGTTTTCCAAACAGTGCTTGCACAACTTCTGAATTAGATGCTGTTTTAGGAATATTAACCCCGGCAGCAGATGCTAGTTTAGAAGCAGAGATAGCCAAATTAGCAGCACCGCCTCTGAAAGTATCGTCAATAATACTATCAACAGTATCAATATCACGAAGTGTTTTGCTGCTTGCTACATAAGCAGAACCAAGTTGGTTGTATGCTTCAACACTGGCTTCGGCGCTCTTCTTTTGTTCAGCATCGCTAAAGGCTTTTCCAAGATCAATATTTGTTCCTTTAGGTGCTTGAATCTTTAAAGTCTTTTCAAGAGACGCTCTTTCAGCCTCTTCTGCTGAATTAAGTCCTTGAGTTGCTTTCTTAGTATCAAGAGTAACAAGACGCTCACTTAAGGACGGTTTAGCTTCTTTTCCTGATTTTTCTGCGGCTGCATAAGCTTGAGTTGTTTGGGCAGCAGTCAATCCTAGATCAGCTATTCTTTTCTGTTCTGCATCAGCAACCTGATCCTTCAACTGTTGAGCTAAGATTCCTGATTTTTCTGCAGCTGCATAAGCTTGAGTTGTTTGGGCAGCAGTCAATCCTAGATCAGCCATCCTTTTCTGTTCTGCATCAGCAACCTGATCTTTTAGTTGTTGAGCTAAGAAAGCCTTGTTACCAAGACCACGAGCAGCAAAGTCGGCAATAATTGCATCTAGGTAAGCAAGTTTTCCTTGGCTTTGTAAAATAGGTAGATTCTTGTTACGAACATCCTTAACAA